CACTGATACCCAGTACAAGCTGGAGGTTGATGCGGACAATGCTCGCAAATTCCATCTGTATTCTCAGGCAAAGGGCGGTTCAACATGGTCTCTGGTAAGCACTATCACCATCCCCGATGAGACCGTTTATACATTGATTGAGGGTGGCGCCAATGGTACCGTTAAGTTCAATGGTACTGATGTGAAGGTGCATGGTCTGGGCACAGCTGCTTATAAGGATGAGGGTGCTTTCGATGCCGCCGGTGCTGCCACTACCGCATTGGACGATGCAAAGACATACGCCGATGGTAAAGACGCCGCTATCGCTGCGGCCAAGAAAGCCGGTACAGACGCCCAGGCCGATGTGGACGCATTGGAAGAGCTGGTCGGTTCTCTGCCTGCCGGTGTGACTGCTACCACCGTTGTGGGTTATGTGGATGAGAAGGTCGGTGCTATTCCTGCGCAGACCGACTATACGGTTGCTGTTACCGCCTCTACACCCGAAGGCATCGCAAAGCGTTATAACATCAAGCAGACCGCAACCAATCTGGATGTGAACATCGATATCCCGAAGGATATGGTTGTGAAGTCTGGTACGGTTGAGACAAAGGCTGAGGCTGGTGCATGGGGCGAGGCTGGTACATACCTGCATCTGGTTCTTGCCAACGCTACTGAAGACAACATCTACATCAATGTTGGCAGCCTGATTGAGTATGTCACTTCTGGTTCCAAAGTTGGCGACCAGATTGTGATTGATGTTAGCGCCGACCATAAGGTAACTGCTACTCTTACGGAAGGCTCTGTGACTCTGGCACAGCTCCACGCTGATGTGCAGACCGCTATCGGCAAGGCTCATAGCCATACGAATAAGGCTGAGCTGGACAAGATTGTTACTGGCGATAAGGCAAAGTGGGACGCTGCTGAACAGAAGGCTCACGAGCATGGGAATAAGACTATTCTCGACGCTATCTCTCAGGATAAGGTCGATGCGTGGGACGGCGCTGTTACTAAGCAGCATGAGCACGCAAACAAGACTGTGCTTGACGGCATCTCCGCCGAGAAGGTTGCGGATTGGGACAGCAAGGCTGCTGGCAACCATGAGCACGATATTACCGAGTTGAAGCAGGCTTCCGGTTATATCATCTTCAACTGCGGCAGCGCCACTTTGAATATCTGAGACCCGATAAAATAAAAGCAACCCCGTCGTGTGTCATACACGGCGGGGATTTCGCTTAAAAGGAGGCTACCTACATGGCTGAATTTAACACACGAATCAGACTCAAACGAGATACGAGCGCAAACTGGACGAACAGTAACCCTGTCATTCTGGACGGGGAAATCATCATTGTCGATACGGCCAGCGGTAGCGTTCGCAGGAAGATTGGTGATGGGACAAAGACCTACTCACAGCTCCCGTTTGACGATGAAGACATCTACAATGCGCTTGCAGGGAAATGTGACGCAAGCGTATTTATCAATACCACTTTGGCGGCAGGCAGTTGGTCAAATGGTCAGCAGACGCTGACCGTTGCTGGGCTTGGCGCAGAGCAGAATGGTGTAATTGGCATTTCACAGAGTATTTCTGATGAACAATTTGCCGCAGCTGCGGAAGCCTGCCTGTATGTCTGCTCACAAAGTGCAGGCTCTATCACGATTGCGGCCAACGGAACAGTACCGGAATGTGACATTCCCGTTACCGTGATTTTGCTGTCTTAATGGGAAGGAGGCCTTTATGAACACGACAAACTATAACCTCTATCTTGAAGATGACAGCACGACACGCTTCCTTGACTGGCGCAAAAAGATGAACGGAACCGATAACTCCAATATGGTGAAAATCGATGCTGCTCTCGGTGAGAAAGCGAATAGCAGCGTGGCAGTGAATACAACTTTACTCGCCTCTGCATGGGTTGGTGTCGAGGCTCCATACACGCAGGAGCTCACCGTAACAGGTCTTACGGCTTTGCAGAATGGGACTATCTCGGTGGCGCACAGTGCCACGGCAGAACAGCGCGAAATTGCCAGAGAAGCAATGCTGTCTGTTATCGGTCAGGAGGATGGCAAGCTGACTATCGCCGCAGATGGTGAAATGCCCGAATTTGATATCCCGGTCTACATCATTTTGTTAGGTTAAAAGGAGGATGATTTCATGCCTATTTTATCAAATTTTCCCGGCGGAGCTGGCTCCGGCAGCGGTGGCGTGACGCTCGGCGCGGTTTCCAATATCAATGTGCTTGTTGCTTCAGGCAAGGTATATGTGAAATGGACTGACCCTTCCGATATTGTGGTATCGGGTTCTACGCTTGCAGCATGGGGTGGAACCTTGCTTGTACGCAAGGCCGGTTCCGCTCCTAAGAGCCGCCGTGACGGTACCGTAGTACTGGACAGCAAAACGAGAGATGCTTATAAAACATCTTATTTCTGCGACAGCGGTCTTTCCAACGGTGTTACCTACTACTATAAGTTCTTCCCTTATACCACGAATAATGCCTACACAGACAGCGAAGATAATGCATTTACAGCAACGCCTACCGTTCAGGTCACTGGCATTTCAAGCTGGAATGTGACAGGTATGACTGCTTCAGAAGAAGCTGGAAACGGCAAAATGACCGTTAAGTGGACTGACCCCGCTGCAAGCATTACATCGGACGGTGTTATACTGGCGACATGGGAAAGCACTACGATTGTTGTTAAGGCTGGTGGTTATGCATCCGGTAAGGACGACCCTGGGGCTGCGTTTACGCGAAAGGTAACGACTCGCAACCAGTATGCCAACACGCCGCTGACCATCACAGGTCTGACAAACGGGACGACTTACTATATCAGTTTCTATCCCGAGACTACAGACGGTGGCATCAATACTTCTACATCTCAGCGGACTACCGGTAAGGCAAACCGTATTACCATTTCAGCAATCCCTTCACAAAGCGGCACATTGACCTATAACGGCAACAGCCAGTCTCCCACTTGGAGCAACTACAGTGCTACCAAGACCACCATTGGAGGAACCACATCAGGAACAAATGCTGGTAATTACAATGCCACATTTACTCCGACTGCGGATTATCGTTGGTCAGATGGGAGTATCACGGCAAAAACAGTTGTGTGGTCAATCGGCAAGGCTGCTGGTTCTTTAAGCATTAGCCCCACCTCTATTACGCTGAATGCCTCCAACAGGTCAAAAACGATTACCGTTACGCGGGCTGGTAACGGTGTTGTCAGTGCGAGTTCCAATAATACGGGCGTGGCAAAGGTGACCGTTTCCGGCACGACTGTTACAGTTTCCAGCGTGAATGACACGACTGGCAATGCGACCATTACCATCAGTGTTGCGGCTGGCACAAACCATACCGCACCCGCCAGCAAGACCTGCGCTGTGACTGCATCCTTCAAGCCTACGGCTTCCACTGCGGCTACTTCTGGCGTGAATTATACATCCGGTCTTTCCGGCGTAGCAGCATCGGATGTAACGCTGTTTGCTGAGGCAATCTCTAACAACAGTAGCATCACAAACGCGACATCCACGGTGTACATTGATTTCGGCAGCGTTCATCGTAAGGTCAGTGTTGGCGACCAGGTGACGCTCGCCCTGAATGGTACGAATTACACCTTTGATGTAATTGGTTTTAACCATGATACGCTGACAACATCTACCGCGTATGGTGCTACCACCAAGACCGGCAAGGCTGGTATCACATTCCAGATGCATGACCTGTTTGCAACGACCTATGTGATGAACAGTTCTAACACAAACAGCGGCGGCTGGAAGAGTAGCGCTATGCGCACCTCGACGATGGCGACTATGAAGGGGTATCTGCCTGCAGCATGGCAGACAGCCATCAAGCCGGTCAATAAAGTTTCCGGCACTGGCGGCGGTTCTTCAAGCGGTACGGAAACAGTCTCCGACAGCTGTTTCCTGCTGGCTGAAATCGAAATCTTCGGTTCCACCACCTACTCCGTTTCTGGAGAAGGAACGCAGTACGCATATTACAAGGCAGGCAACTCGAAGGTGAAGAACAAAGGTGGCTCCGCTAACCGCTGGTGGGAGCGTTCTCCTCGTTCTGGCTACGGCAATAGTTTCTGTCTTGTCAACAGCGGCGGCACCGCCTACTTTTACTACGCCGGCCACAGTATTGGCGTCGCTTTCGGCTTCTGCGTCTAACCTCTCCACCCTGCCGCATTTGCTTTGACGCAGAATGCCCAGTGCGCAAACAAGGGCAGCCCGCTCTCCCCGGTCAGGGGAGACGGCTGCCCGTATGCCGCATTGTGTAAGGGGTACACCCCTTGCGGTTAGAGGTGTGGGAATCCCATTCGCATAAGTAAAACGGAAGAAAAGGAGGAAAGAATGTCCGTATATAAATCAAAGCGCAGTACGAGCGCAATCCAGTATGTCGAGAACGCACGGCAACTACAGGTGTTTACCATCAGGAATTGCGTGAAGTTCCCCAAACGATATACCTATATTGTCGTTCAGAAAATTGCGAATCTTGTGGAAGACATTGACACCCATGTGCGTGTGGCAGAATCAATGATGCCGACTAATCTGCATGAAGCACAGCTAAAGCGTGATGAGCTCACTTACACTTTCGGCTTGCTCAACAGCTTAGATGATAAGCTTCAGCTGATGTATGACATCGTTTCGGACAACCCGAATTTCAAGACGGAGTTTAAGTGGTTGCCCAACGCCATGCTTGAATGGGGTCGGCTCATCCAAAAGGAGCGTGACCTTATTACGGGCGTCAAGAAAGCAGACCGGAAACGGTTCAAGGAAAAATTCAAGGAATACGAAGACAACAGTATTCCGGCAAATTAAGTTACTCTAAGGTCAAGTCTCGTCTTGTTGTGTTCTGTGGGCTTTTGGGCTGCTGTGGTGGCTCCGCTAACAACTGGTGGGAGCGTTCTCCTAATTCTGGCAACAGCAATAATTTCTGTAATGTCAACAGCAACGGCAACGCCAACAATAACAACGCCAACAACAGTAATGGCGTCGCTTTCGGATTCTGTAGGTCTATAGGTCAATCAAAGTAACCCTCGTGGCGAAATTTGTACTTCTGCAGAAGGGAGACTTGTTCCTGTAGCATAGTGAAATATGCTCAAAACAGTGTGTCGATGATATGCACCGGATGACGCTTCTTGCATGGCCGATGAATACGGGAATAGTCGGTTTCATGGTGCGGACTACGCAGTTAGAATTCCCGCCTACAATAAGACTGTACGGCACACCCAATTTTCTTGTATATAAGGGATGAGGTATGAACAGTAAGGAAAGACATGAAATCAGATATCAGCGCAGAGTGGCGGCTCGTCAGGCGAAAAGGATTGCCTACAGTGAAAGCTTTGGCCGTTATGAAGATGTGTTCTCCTATGAGCACCTTTATCAGGCGGGCAAAAACTGCTGCAAAGGGGTTATGTGGAAGAATAGTACACAAAGCTATATGAGCCGCATTACCACAAACACCGCCAGCACGCATGACGCATTGTTGCGCAGAGAGTTCAGGAGCCGTGGCTTCCATGACTTTGACCTAATTGAGCGCGGAAAACTACGGCATATTCGGAGCGTTCATATCTCCGAGCGCGTAGTGCAGAGATGTCTTTGCGACAATATACTTGTCCCTGTGTTTTCTCACTCATTTGTTTTTGATAACGCCGCAAGCCTGAAAGGCAAAGGTGTTGATTTTGCTATGGACAGGCTGGATAGGCACTTGCATAGATTCTATCGAAAGTTTGGCGTCGAAGGCGTAGAATCTGGCGGTGTTCTCACGGGCGATTTCTCCGATTTCTTTAACAGTGCGCCGCACTCTATTATCTATAGAGAAGCGGAACGCAGGATACATGACGGTGATGTGCGTCGTATTGCCTGCCAGTTCATGGAGGACTTCGGAGATGTTGGTTTTGGACTTGGCAGTCAGGTATCGCAGATAGATGCGCTTATGGTCGCAAGCCCGCTTGACCACTTCATAAAGGAACAGCTACACATCAAATACTATGGAAGATATATGGATGACTTCTATCTGATACATGAGAACAGAGAATATCTGAAATATTGCATGGAGGAAATCAGAAAGAAGTGCAAGGAATACGGATTTGTTTTGAACGAGAAGAAGACAAAGATAGCGCCGCTGCGCAAGGGGGTCAAATTCTTGAAAACAAAGTTTTTCCTGAATGAAACCGGTGCGGTCATTCGCAAGATGAACCGAAAATCACCGGTCAAGATGCGGAAGAAACTCAGAATATTCCGAAGGTGGATAGATGAAGGAAGGTTCACTATCACAGATGTAGAGACAGCCTATCAAAGCTGGCGCGGACATATGATTCGTGGAAACAGCACGCTTGTCTTGCGGAAGATGGATGCTTTCTACAACAGTTTATTCAAGAACAAGGAGGATTCAGGACATGGTAAAGTTTCTGAAGAACGGCAGCTTGCTCGCGCTTGTTGAGCAGCCGAACTGGGTCTACCTGCAGGAGAACGGCGCCTATGGCCTGTGTGATTATGAAAACGCACAGGGCGTCGCTATCAATGGTATCGTCTATAACCTTGCTGGAAACCTCATCAGTGAGAACGGCGAAGTCGATTTCAAGGATATTCCCAGCGGTGAATATATGATGCAGCAGGATAAGGTCGCCGCGCAGAATGCAGCAAATTTGGACTACCTTTCCATGATGACCGGCTATGACCTGCCTATGGAAGAGCAAGCTGAAGCGCAGGCTGTAAGCGTAGGCGACATTGAGGGTGAAGCTGTCTACGATGACACGGTGGATGACCCGGCCTATGTTGCTACGGAAGAGGAGGAAAACGCCAATGAATGAGCATAGTGCAAGATTTGAAAAAGTCAAAGGCTACTATGACCGTTGCCTTTGGAACCGGCAGATGGTGATGAATGCCGTTGGCAAATGGATTACAGCTGAGGAAGC